GCTGCTTTAGCTTCTGCTTCAGCGGCTGCTTTTTCTTCGGCTTGACGAATTGCAATCTTAGCAGCAGTCTCATCCGCTACCTTCTTAGCAAAAGCCTCAAGGTCGATTTCGGGAGTTTTTACTTCCGACATTGTCATCTCCTTTTGAACTGACTTTTCAGTTCCATCCGGTGCATCACTAGCTTCAAATGAATCTTCATCCTTAGCCAGAGACTGACCGGCTAGATCTACACTATTTTTGAAAGTTTTCTTGAATTCTTCGTACTCATCCATTGAGTCAAAAGATTTCGCCAGAGAGAAAGTTGCTGCTTGATTACATGGTACCGATACAACTGATACTTCAAACAATTCAGCGTCCTTAATCTTTAATCCGTCGGTTTCCTCTAGGTAATCAGCATCCTTGACTCGGAAACCAACAGAAAAAGCTCCAAGAATGCCTTCTTTAACAAGCTGAGCCACATGATCGGGCGCAGATTTAGAAATTTTAGCCTTTAATTCGAGACCGTTGTCAGTGACTTTAAGTCCTGTCGCACGTCCGATTGGCTTGTCATAGTTATGATTAAAAAGAATAATAGGATTCTTTTCAAAATTGTTTAGTCCACCTTTTGTCCAAGCAGTTGCGTCGATTGTATCGCCTGCACGATCAAAGTCTGCAGTGCTTGCCATTCCGCAGATGTGTACACCGCCATCATCTTCGTCAAGCGCTTTAAAAGTAGACGTTAAGTTAAAAATCTTTTCCATTACGACTCCTTCTTAACGGGCGCTGCTGCAGGCTTAGGAGCCGGAGCAGACTTTGCAGGAGCAGCTTTAGGAGCCGCTGCTGGCTTTGGTGCTGGAGCAGGCTTTGGTGCTTCTACAAGCTCTGGATAATGCTTACGCAGTGCGTGTAAAAGAACGCTCCACTTCTTAAAACTTCTTTTAACTGAAATTGCATTTACAGCCATTTTAGTGCCTACAGCAGCTACATAGTCTTTATGCTCAATAGTTAAAGGAAGATTAAATTCTTTGAAATGTTGAGCTGCAATCTCCAGTACAGTTCGCTTTACTCGTAGTCCCATTAATTTTCCTCCGTTTCGACAGGTCTTCCCCCTTCGTCGGGGTTTGCCGCACTTCCAGCAATATTTGCTGGTACTCTAAGCTCATCGTATCCTTCCATACCATCAAACCCTAAAGCATCTCTAGCTTCGTTTGGAGAAATGATTCCAGTATTTACAAGAGCTGAGTAATACTGTGCCTGATCTCTTAGTTCTGGCTGTAAGGCTGGAATATCAGTAATGTCTTCTGTTAACTGAAATCCAAAGTATCTTTCCAATGCAAAATTCATTTTTCTTACAATTGGTAAAATAGTTTCTAGGTAGTACATTCTCATATTTGGACGTAAATTTGCATTGTTGCCTGAGTCCAGCATGATAGGTGGAATACCTAGTGCTTTTAATATAATCTTTTCATTATCTTCAATAGCTGCTTGAAAATCTAGCTCTTTGAAGTTAATATTTGAAACTTTATCAATCTCAATACCACCATCAAGAATAAGAGGTCTTCGGCCTCCTGCATCTGGTCTATATCGAGCAGTCCAAGACTGAATCATTCTTTCTTTAATTTTCTCTGAGAGGGTGTTTGGCGATTTAAGAACTAAACCAGGAACTGCCCCATTTCGAAAGAAATTATCTTGAAAGTCTCTCATGCTCTTCATTAAGTTCATTGTGCGAAGAGCAGGTTTTAATCTTGACACTCCTCTATAAATAGAATAAAAGGAGTTGTCTTTGATGTGTATAATTTCACTTGGGCTATATGTAATGATTTCATTAAACGTGAACTTTTCAATGTAAGTACTGTCGCTTGAATGAATAATTACTTTATTAGCGGGTAAGTGATATAAATGTACTCCATCAAAATAAATAAAAATGTTACCGTCTAGCAAGTAGTCCGTAATTAAGTTGCGTCGAAAAGTGCTAATATCTTGAAAAGGGTTAGGTTCTTTATTTAAAAGTAAATCTACTCTCGAACGCTTAATTCCTTTTACTACACTTTGTACGCCTTGTACCGGACCGCTTACTGTAATTGGTATTTCAGAAGTGTCATCAACAATCATGTTGACACCTCGGTTTACAATTTCTAACTGCTCGTAAGCTCTTTCATAGCTTGTAGTAAACTCACGAGTAGGCTGAACTTTATGGTCATAGTACGGCTGCGCAGGATTTAATTTCTCTTCTACCTCTGGCTTTCGTCCTATTATTCTGTCATACCATGCCATGTTTGTCTCTTTGAATCTCTACCCAGCGCATTTGTTTCTTTGCAGTCACTAGGGCTGGATTTCTGCCATATAATCTATGCAGTTCCAAATGATGTTTATGGCAAAGTGTCACTGTGTGCTCGTACAGCTCCGCCCATTTATCTTCTATAAACTCGTCTCGCCAAATTACTATATACTCATCCGTATAGTGCGCTGGTCTCTCTTTTTGCTTTTCCTTTAACCATTCTCTTAGTAGAGGCGCTAGAGTGTAAAAGTGGTGAAAATCAAGTTCTGTGTCAGCGCCACAAATGTGGCATTCTGAACCTTTTTCATACTTTGATTTAGCTCGATCTCTTATGTATTTTACAGGATCTCTTTTCAGCTTTTTCATTTTGAATTATAGCCCTTGTAACATAAATTGTCAAACACTATTTTTTGTAGGTCTCTTTAAAACCCACTCTGACTTGTTTCGAACGAGTATAGTGCATATCGGAGAGCATCGGCCATATGCGATGCTCGATTGTGTTTTGGTTTTTCTTTTGCAAGATTCGGATTTGGGTCCCATTGATACTGGTCAAGACAAGATAATACTTCATCGCATCGCTGGTCGACCATAAGTTTATCATTGTCAACAATTCCTGCAACTTGTGCAATTCCATCTAAAACTGACTTTTTAGCATTTACAGTAGAGATGTCGTAATTTTGTGCGAAGTCAAATCGAGTTTGCTGTGCTGCGGAATCTATGTAAATGTAGTCGATGTCCCATTTCTCAATCATACCTTGTATCTCACGTGCGTGTTGTTCCGTTGTTCTTTCGGCATCAAGATACTCATCTAAACATAATACAACTCTTCTTCCCAATCATACGCTATAACAACAAATGCAGTTGGGTCACGATAACCAACGTCGAGACCAGCAAATACATCCATACGACGAGTATCAAGCTCTTCATTATTCGCAATACACTTTTCATGATTAAAGTTCCAAATTTGGCCTTCATAAGTGTTAAAGTCTGCTTCATATTCTTGACGAAACTCTGCATCGGACATAGACTTTTTAGCTTCATCAATATCCATTTGAGACATGCGAGGATTGTCTTTATAAGTAGCTCGTATCGAGCACCACTCAGGAAACTCATCATTAAATCCTCTGTCAAAAAACTCCGCAAACCAGTTGTTCCTGCCCCGAGGGGTTGAAATAAAGATAGCTTTGGAGTTATCTTTGTCCAATGTAGGACGTAAAGCTACGTTGAACGCATCACGTCCGTCTGCCAACGCCGCCTCGTCAAATATAATTAAATCGTAACTACGACCCACACAGGAGTCAACTTGGTTTACAGAGCCCATTCGAACTGTTGAGCCGTTGCTTAATTCTATAACCTTATCTTTTGCATTATCTTTCGTTACTTCGAGGTCAAAGTGTTTAATAAGATTTCTTTGCAAGTCGAAAGAAATCTGAGACAGCGAGTAATTTGGAGACATGATTAGGATGTTGGAACCGGGAACTAACGATACGAGCTGCCCGATTATGTTTGCGATATATGTTTTGCCTTGTCTTCGCGATACTGCTGCACAAACAAAGCGATACTTAGGATTATTTATCGCATTTATAATTGCTACCTGAGAGGGTAATGGTGTAACGCCAAGTAAATCCAGGTAGGGACTTACGGCTAACTTAAGAAAGCGTGTCTCAGATTGTAAATTTAAAAGTTCGTCCGATATTACATCGGCTCGACTAATTTGTACAGCCATTGCTTAGTCCTGTTGTTGATCTTCAAGAGCTTCTTCATTTCGCTCTATCCAATCTTCGACATCCGTGTTTTCATCGTCTTGAGTTGCTTGACGATAATAAATAATAATTTCTTTTTGCTGGCGTATGTATCTTCGAAGCTCTTGTAGATTGTACGCCATGTTTTCATAGTCTTGTGGAGTAAGCCCAAACAGTACGTATGTTCCGTCTTGCATTTTCTCGAGCTTTTTAATCTGCTCTTCAAGGTTCTTTTCTGTAACTACGAAAAACTCTACGTCTTGCATATCAATTGCTTTTGGAAGCGGAGGTTGATATATTTCTAAAGTTTTGTATTCGGTTACTGTTTTAATAATTGGCTCAGGAGCCGGTAGAGGATCTCGCTGCGGAAGATACGAACATCCTCCAAGTAATGAAATCAATAAAACACTACTGAGAATCCGCATTTTCTACCTCCTGGCTTGCCTCTTCTATGGCACGAAATACTTCTTTTGTACCGTTGTTGATTCGTGGTTCAATCAGCCCTGGTTTTGCTCTTGCAAGTTTAGTAAGATTATGACGCTTGAAAATTGACAAGTAGTCGTCCATCTCTGCTTGCATTGCATTTGCTTTTTCTGTAAGTTCTCCTACAGCTTTTAGTTGAGCTTGTAGATTTTGTTCTGAACGCTCTCGTGCTGCTTTTTCGGACTCAAATGCAGTTTCTAATCTCATTGCGTTTTCTTTGAGAGTTACTGCATTACTTTCTAATCTTGCAATTACGGCTTCTTTTTGACTTACTACAGTTGTATGGTACGCATACCCTGCACCTGCAAGTACAATAAATAAAGGTAACATCTTTAACATTGCAAAC